TTGACGTGTATATGAGAATAAGAAGGGTTGTCAGTGTTCTTAGAGAACAGTACGGTGTTGGACATGGCGAGGTCTACCACCACATCGATATCTAGGGTAAAACCTGTTTGTAAAACTGGGGAAGAGAATATGAGGATGGGACCCTTGGTGGACTTAATGGAAGGAACTAATTGTGTCGCGTTAGTGTAAGTGACAGCGAAGACGGGTATACCTGTGTACACAGACGCAAGATCCGTGGCATCCCTGTCATTGGGGGCGAAAACAAGAACACGCTTACCAGACGTTGTGGGATAGATAAAAGGGAGTGGTTTGCGGTCGTAGACATTCTGGATGGTATATGAAGGGTTAACAACTTCTGTTATTGGGAACAAAGTGGCTTTGGGATCTGCAGAAGCATTAGGTGCGGTGGCAGAGGTTAGAAAGGCAGAACCGGGTTTTGCTACCCTATTTATAAGGTGGACTGTTAGATGGTCTGTGTTATGAGATTCATCTATAAGAATGAAGCCATCGCGTGGTTCCATTACGTACTCTAACTTGGTGAGATATATAGCATTTGGAAATTTGCGCATATAGGTACGCATTGAATCACGCAAAGCTACCGTGTCAACTAGAATGTATAACTTTCCTAATAGTTTAGACAATATGCCGGGTAAGGTGGTAGTTTTACCAACACCTGTAGCGGCGTAGAAGAGAATAAGTTGGGTCAGGCGCGGTAAAGATTGTATGACATGTGTAGTTAAATTGACTATTGAGTCTGCAGTTAGTTCTATGGGTAAAATAGAATACGGTGCCATTACAAAGGTTCAGTACGAGAAATTGTCACAGGGGTATAATGTGTCCTAAATTGTTTGGCGTCTATGTGGGTCAGAGACTCTAGAGCATGGAAGACTTCTTGAAGGTACAGGAACTGTCTGATATAATCACAATGAGTCTCAGGTACATGTATATTGGACTTGATAGTAGAGGATATGCCTTCAGTATCAGATCTCTTTACGTCAAGTACAAAATCACGGATAGAATTTTGAACTTCCGCGAAATGTTGGTAATCTCTGAAGGTTGTACCAACAAGTTTCTTGTACCTGCGTTCAAGATCGAGAAAGAATTTTCCGTTGGAGTAGCTCATACCACAGAAAGATATTCTTCCTCCTATTTGACACTTCAGTTTCATCTTTGTAAAGTTACTAACGTTTGAGATTTCATCCTCATCTAAATGAAGCCCAATACCGTATATAAAACAGTCATCACCTTGACCCACAATGACAGTATCCATGGTTTTT